CATCATTAGCGTTTCATACGTATAAATGATGACGACGGGCCACAAGGGTTCCGCCGCCGACTTAGTCAAGTTGGAATAGAGACCAGTCAATACCGGTCTCATCGAAGTCTGGGACTTCGTCTTCCAGTAAATCTGGAATAAGATGCGTTTGGAAACGCACCGCTTCTCCATATGTCATGGGGAAATTAGGGTTCGAAGAAACCCCACGAAATACCTTCTTACGGTATCTCGAGAGACGGCGAACCGTCTCCCGGGCGGTCAAAGGCCGCTTCTTAGGTAAAAGATTACCTTCAGCCGCATCAGTATATACGGCTCCGGCAAGGTCCTTGCCGAGGGCAGCCTCAAAAGAGGTGCCATCATACACCTGATCAGGTGTATAGACCCAGTCAAAAGACTGGTACTGGCTCAAAACGAGAGCCGCCCAACCCTTATGATTATAAGGTCGAGAAAGCTCCATAAAAATTGGAGCTCCATTGTGCAAAGCTTGCACAATGCATTTGGACCCATTGTCCAAACTAGCATTCCTGTTTGCAGGAATGTCCAGCCCCCCCAAATAACGGGGAGCGAAGTATGGCACCTTATTTGCAGTAGCCATACGTAACCAGTGCGAACAGTACTGGTATACGAGTGAACGTAACAAGTTCACCGAAACGCCTCTCCGAGAGGCGCTGTTCCAGAAATTATAATCTGGTAACTCTCCCTCCGCGAAAACACGGAGTGAGAACGTCGGAAGACGTTGCAGGGTCACCTTTGACCCTATGCGAGTACCAATATGGTAGTCGCATTCGGCGAAAGTTCCAAATCGCCGAGAAATGATCGTTTTATTATTGATCATTAAACCCGAGTTCTCTCGGATAATCCGGATAAAATTCCGGATTTGATACTTCGTCCAATAGGCGATAATATCATCTCCTTTGATATAAAAGGAGTATGTTGGATCAACTTCCAACGCGGCCAAATAAACGGCCAGTTCCAGGAATGACCAGGAACTAGGGAGGCCCATAAAGCATCCCACAACGGTCTTAAGACCGTTGACGTACATGGACTCATGTACGAGCCTTGGATCGATGTCCAAGACTTGACACAACCAACCAAGAAATTGGTGAGTAATTGTGTCTGTGGCGACTGAAAAGTCGCCAGAGAATATCCTACGATTTTTAGATATTCTTTGACGGGGAAAACTAAGAGTCCCCATCTCCTGGTCTAAAAAGACCTGGGACCAGCAAGTATATGCTGGTTTTAGGAAGTACTTCCTAAATAGGGCGCGTCGAATACGTTGCGCGCTCCCACAAAACAAGAAATTTTGCTTTGTGACGATCCGGGTCTTAAGGCCCAGTTCATAAACCACAGAAACTGTTGTGTGGTTACCGTTAAACTTAGTATAACGGTCAGTGAGCATATGCTCATCTGGGGGTGAAGTATCACCTCCTGAGGCTATCAAAGCATGATAGTCCGCCTCTGAATCCATAAGTTCAGGGGAAATGTGGGATATATCGTTAAGCATCCCACCTTCACGTCGAGTTGACGTGCTGGTCGCCGAAGAGGTGACCCAGTCGGAGGTTATTCCTCCGTCCAACCTAACCTTTGTTAGGTTGTTTACCCTCTTATAATAAGGGGGCAAAGTCACTACATTTGGTTGAGTAGTGACACTGTCCACATACTTGCGGACATACACCTCGTCATTTTTAACAAGGCGAGGTAGTGCACGCCTAAGCTTGCACCACTGGATAACCCTAGTTAATTTGGTTATCCACCAAGGAATAATCTGATTCCTTGACTGGCGAGGCCAACAGACGCCCGCCATCTGGTCTCTAAGAAGAGACTGAATCTGGTCTTTAAACCAGATGAGGTATGCCTGACCACGAGAGTCGTAGCATGCCAAGCGGTTTTCCACAAAGGAAACCGCACGCCTGTCTCTGGGATTAACCCGGCAGGCGGATAAGGCAATCAAAAGAGATTGCTTGAAAGAAGCTCGTTGCTTCTTTGTCCACACCCTGAGGTGTGAACCTCCGGCCTCATGGCCGGGGGCAGCTGA